GCCAACTTTATGAGATGGATGCAAGACTGATGAAACTTGAACACGGTGGCATACCAACGCTTGAGCAGACGGAAAGGAGCGAGTGATGACGATAAAAGAAGAAATACAGATTGAAGAATATAAACGAGCATTTGCAGAGGCATACAAACAAGGCTTTATAGACGCTATGAGCGTGTGCAAGACCGAGCCACAGACGGGAAGGAGCGGAGTTCTGTTCAGAGGCGAATTGGAAGAAGGCGATTACAGGCTGATAAAGACCACGGACGGATGGGTGCTTCAAGGCGAGGACATCGTGTTCTGTGGATGGGAAAGGAGCGAGTAGATGGACGAGTATAGCGTAGGAGAATACATCATTTATCGTAATGGCGAGAAATATGAATTGGGAAGAGTTAAGAGCCTACGAGAAGATGGAGCGTTTGTAGCGTATCACGAAGGCGAGACAGGTGCATTAACTCCGTATGACCATATGCATAAACTGATTAATCGGTATTGCATCAAGGACACATCGCTTGGTGGAGACTTTTTTAAAACGGATTGTCCGTGGAAATAGCATTGGCACAGCATAGGGCGAGGCATACGTTATATCCCTTTTCTAAGTATTATCAAAACCTATTTTCGAACCAATCGCTTCGCCCTATGTGATGCATATACTGAAGTTAGGGGAGAATTAACCGGTCTCTTTTCGATATCGTATCGATATTGAAAGGAGACTTTTATTATGCCTAAGAAACCGAAAGGTGGTAGGCGAAACTATGATTGGGCAGCTCTTACGCATGAGTATGTAACAGATCCCAACATGTCATTGCGTAAATTAGCTAAAAAATACGGCATAGGGTATGACACTATCGCTAAAAAATCAAAGGCTGAAGGCTGGTTCGCCACCAGAAAAAAATTCCAATCAAAATTAGTATCAAAATCCATATCGCAGTCATGTAACGAGCAAGCGAAGGCATTATCGAAGGAGTCAAACTATCTTGCAAAGCTGCAAGAACATTACGAAAAGATGGTTTATGACTCCGAGCAATACCGGAAACATCTTGTGGAGACAAAGCTTATCGAAGACAACAGTATGCTCATAACCACAGAGGAGAAGCTGTTCACAAAGTATGACACAAGAGCAATGAGAGACAGCTTTCAAATGCTCAAGATGATGGAAGACCTGTCACGGAGTCTTCTCGACATTCAGAGACTTGAGGCAATGCAGAAGCATGAGATCGATGCAGCGAGGCTTGAGCTTGAGCGTGAACGCTTTGAGTTTGAGAAGCAGAAGGCTGACATGTTCAAGCCGGACAGCACTAATGTCATTCGTATCGAAGGCTTTGATGAAGAATGGGCAAAATAATCACACTTTGAAAGGAGATTGTTATGGAACAGTGGAAAGAGATTGAGAACACTGATGGCTTGCTTGAAGTAAGCAACTACGGAAGAGTCAGATCCAACATGAGAGATGGCAGGATCTTGAAGGCTACACCTGATAAGAAAGGATATCTTAGGCTACGTGTGACAATACACAGAGAAAAAAGAGCATACAAAGTGCATAGGCTTGTTGCTAATGCATTCGTGCCTAATCCGGAAGGTAAGCCTCAAGTCAATCATATTGACGGAAACAAAACCAATAACAGAGCAGACAACTTGGAGTGGGTAACTAACCTTGAGAATGCTCATCATGCTATGGACAACAATCTGTGGAGCAATGTGTTCGATGCATCCAGGAGAGCAACAGAGGCGCAGAGAAGGCCGATAATTGCCTATAAGGACGGAGAGACCATTGAGTTTGAATCCATCTGTCAGGCGCAGAAATTCATCGGCACAAGGCATATTACAGATGTACTGAAGGGTAAGCGCAAACAGGCAAAAGGATATACATTCGCCTATAAAGAAGGGGGTGATATCCATGTCCACCATAACCATAGCTAAACCTAATGAGAAGCAGAAGATCTTCTTCAAGAGCAAACAGAAATTCATCGCTTATGGTGGAGCCTGAGTTCGTGGCGGTGGAAAGTCTTGGGCAGTCAGAACTAAGGCTGTCATGCTTGCTGCCGAGTATCCAGGTATCAAGATGCTGATTGTGCGTAGAACATATAAAGAGCTTGAAGGAAACCATATCAGGATACTCAAGAGTATGTGCCGAGGCATGGCAACATACAACAGCACATCAAAGATCCTAACATTCCAGAATGGTAGCACAATAGAGTTTATGTACTGTGCAAGAGATGGAGATCTTGATCGCCTGCAAGGACTTGAGTATGACATCATCTTCCTCGATGAAGCTGCCCAGCTATCAGAATGGCAGATGAAAGCTATCACAGCAACATTGCGTGGTGTTAATCAGTTTCCCAAAAGATGCTACTTGACATGCAATCCAGGTGGTCAAGGCCATGCATATATAAAGCGAGTGTTCATAGACAGAAACTTTCTGCCTACAGAGAATCCTGATGACTACGTTTTTATCCAGGCTCTTGTTGATGACAATACAGCTCTGATGAAGGCACAACCGGAATATCTTGCTACACTTGAAGCTCTGCCAAAGAAGCTGAGAGATGCATGGAGATATGGAAGATGGGATGTGTTTGAAGGGCAAGTGTTCGGAGAGTTTAGAGATGATCCGGAACACTATGATGACAGGAGATGGACTCATGTGTGTAATCCGTTTCCAATTCCAAGCGAGTGGACGATATACAGGTCGCTGGATTGGGGATACTCAAAACCATTTTCCTGCGCTTGGACTGCTGTTTCCGGTAGTGGAAGGATGTATAGATTCAGAGAATTATACGGATGCACAGGGGAAGCTAATGTGGGTGTCGAATGGACAGTTAATGAGCTTGGATGGAAGATACGTGAGATAGAGGATGAGGATAGCAGGCTCCGTGGGAAGCACATATTCGGCATAGCAGATCCGGCTATATTCGCCTCTGATGGTGGCCCAAGCATAGCAGAGCAGCTTGAAGAGTGCGGTGTTTATTTCGATAAGGGAGATAACAAGAGATGGCCAGGCAAGATGCAATGCCACTACAGACTCGCTTTCGATGAGGATGGCCTTCCGATGTTCTATGTGTTCAATACATGCAAGCACTTTATCCGCACTATTCCTGCATTGCTGTATTCGGAGACTAACGTAGAAGATGTCGACACGAAAATGGAAGATCACATCTATGACGAGTGGAGATATGTGAACATGGCAAGACCTATAGCTCCGAGAAAGAAAGTAAACATTGACGAAGAATGGACACCACCACCTGAAGATCCTCTGGATATGCTCGATGATGGTGGGTATTCAGATCCGTTCGATATCGTCAGGATGTATTGATAGAAAGTGAGGTAACGATGGAAGACAACAAAGATTTCGTATATTCCGATGTGAAGAAGTTTGGCGAAGAGCAGGTCGAGATCGCTCTTGCGGATATGAGAGACTACTTCGCAGGGAAGGCAAGCATCGATGCCAAAGCTACAGCCAACGAGGAATGGTGGAGAATTCGGCATTGGGGCATGCTCAATGACAACAATGAAGGTCTCAAGGAAGGAGTAAGCGTAGGATCTGCATGGCTGTTCAATTCTCTGGCCAACAAACATGCTGATGTTATGGACAGTTTTCCGAAACCTAACATCCTGCCGAGAGAAGCTGACGATGAAGGCGAGGCAAAGATACTGACGAGCATCCTTCCGGTCATCCTTGAAGAGAATGACTATGAGCAGGTCTACAGCGACAAGAGCATCGACTTCAACAAGGATGGCACTGCGATCACATCAGTGTTGTGGGATAACACAAAGCATGATGGCATGGGAGATATCGCCATCAATGTGGTGGACATTCATAACCTTGCATGGAAGCCAGGAATAAAAGACATTCAGGATTCAGACAAACTGTACTACGTGAGGCTTGAGGACCTCGATGTGGTGAAAGCTAAGTGGCCGAAGATCGCTGACAAGATAGGGCCACAGGATACCGGCACTGTAGTGAAGTACATTCATGATGACAACATCGATACATCGAATTGTGTGGAAGTCATTGACTTGTATTACAAGAAGCCTGAGCTTGTGCCGGTAGAGATGGAAGGACTTGATGCTGAAGGCAAGCCAACAAAGACAAAGCTGTATGACATGCCGAGGATGGTGCTTCATCTTGCGGTCATCGTAGGAGATCAGCTTGCGTTCTGCTCTGAGAATGAGCCTGGCTATGAGAATGGATTCTATGAGCATGGGAAGTATCCGTTCGTCATATCAAGGATGTTCCCTATCAAGGATACTCCGTGCGGCTTCTGCTATCTCGATGTTATGAAGAATCCTCAGAGAGACATCGACAGACTTGACCAGGCAATCATAAAGAATGCGATGATGAGAGCCAAGCCAAGATATTGGGTGAAGAAGAATGGCAACATCAACGTAGATGACTTCGCTGACTGGAATACTGAACTTGTCGAGGTAGCTACAGGAGAACTTGGCGAGGCAGTCAGAAGGATAGAGGTCGATGATGTTCCTGCCGGAGCCATGAATCACCTATCCAACAAAGTGGAAGAGCTGAAGGAGACATCCGGAAACAGAGACTTCAGCCAGGGTGCGACTACTTCCGGAGTCACCAGCGGTACAGCGATAGCTGCACTGCAAGAGGCAGGCAGCAAGCTTGCGAGAGCGATCAACAAGGAATTATACAGAGGCTTTCGTGAAGAAGTGTACTTAGTTATCGAGCTTATCAGACAGTTTTACACTGAGCCGAGATCCTTCCGCATAGAAGCAAAGGCTGCCGAGGCTCTCAACAATCCGGAGCAGTTCAACAAGTATGAAGTCAAAGGCATAGGCGAGGACTACAGATTCATTCAGTACAGCAATGCCGGTATCGTGGTTCAGGATTCAAGGCTTCCTGATGGCACAGTCAGACACAGAAGGCCGATGTTCGACATCAAGGTAACAGCGGAGAAGCAGTCTCCGTTCTCAAGGGCCGCACAGAATGAGCTTATCAAGGAGCTTTACGGCATGGGATTATTTGATCCTAACAATACGCTGCCTGCAAGGACTGCACTTGATGCGATGGACTTTGAAGGCAAAGACAAGCTCATGCAGGAGATAGAGCAGAACAGCATGATCATGCAGCAGCTTGAGTCAGCTATGGGGATGATACAGAATCTGTCGATGATGAATCCTGGTATAGCGCAGATGGCAATGCAGCAAGGACTGCTTGATCCTGAGCAGGCAATGCAGATACAGCAGGCACAGATGCCTCAGAGATCCATGTCAAAGGAAGATGGCACTCCGGAAGAGAGAGCAGCAAAGGCCGCAAGAGGCGGTGACAACTCACTTGCTGCACAGGCAAGAGTAGAAGCTGCCAACAGATCTATACCGAGATAAGGAGCAAATATGACAAAGGTAATGATGCATATAAACAAGTCAGGCAATATCATGTTTGACTGCGAGAACCATGCGGAAGACCATGATGCCTGCACGATCATGTCAACGCTGTGCAATGTGCTTGTGGAAGCTACGTTCATGGCAGGCAAGGAGCCTACAACGTACAATCCAGGGCATGTAAGAATAGATATATTCGATGCGGACTATCCGACTCTGGAAGTATTCAGAGCTGTCATGGGTGTTATAAAGCAGGCGGCCAATCAGCAGCCTGAGTTTATAAAAATCTACTAAGAAAGGAGAATGAGCGATGACTATTACAAAAGCATTAAGAAAACTCTACAAAGCTATTGTAGGCAGTGAAGCTCCGGCAAATGCTAACTCGATCACCAAACTTCTGGTAGCACTTGCAGACAACTGGCCGTCAGAAAGCAG